ACGTCATTGATTTCTGGGATCGTTATGAGCAGGAAAGAGAACATCTTTATGGTGAGCAACTAAAGCGTTATAAGGATGAAGCTAGAGAGCGCGCCGATAGAGAAGCAGCACGAATTGAAGAGGCAGAGCGTAAGCGTAGGAGAAATCTAGACCTACAGAAAAAGGTTGAGACTGGCCTAAGTTTGCCAGCCGGATCAGTACAAGTAAGCGATCATACTGTAGTGATTAATCGTGACGTACTTGAGACAAGATTTTCGGAGCGTGTAGTTAATGGCTGATGAACGAGTTAATGTCAACATTCAAGTTGAATTCGCCTTTGAAGAAATTTCAGAAGAAGAACTGAAGAAGGAACTAACAACCACAACTCATAGCACCAGAGGTAAGAACAAAAAGTTTGATGATACTGACAGGACGCAAACTGGATGGTTCAGACTTCCGCATGTGATGGGATTTTGTACTGTTCCGACTCACGATGAATTGCAAAAGTTAATCGTTGAGGCTTCTGATGATGCTAGAGAGTGGCGAGAACAGCACTATCCAAATCGTATGACGTATTTACTACCTCCATACTATGTATGTCGAGATTGTTACGTCAACGAGGAAGATAACAAATGTCGTCAGGAAGGAAAACCAGCCAAGGTGTTTGACGATGCCTCCTGAGAAAAGATTGTTCGGTTACTTACTTCAACTCTATGAAGCTATGGAAGCTGAGGCTACTAAGCCTAAAGGCTCTAAGCAGAAAGTATACGAAGGCAAGGTAGTTACCACATTTCAGAAACTCAACATATCTATGGCTCACTACACTCCGCTATTCAATGCACTCAAAGAACTTGGAGGCGTCGAATTGCTGGATCGTGGGGCAAGAGGTAGACCGACTCGTTATCGCCTACATCATCCTCCCGTAGAAGATGCATACGAAAATTTGTACGCGGGAGCCTTGACACCAGCGGCGAAGGGTGCTACCATTCTGTCCGAAGAGTTAGAGCAAAGAATCAGTAACATAGAAAGGAGGTTAGAAGGATTAGACGTAAAAGGAATTGCAGTAAATTTCGAGGAACGAATAGCAAGACTAGAGAAAGCGAAAGGGGGTAGCAAGAGATAATGGCAAGGACTAGAACTACACCAGAAACTACTAACACAGGAGATAGAAAAATGTCGGATTTGATGTTTGAGCCGCTTAGTGATGAGGAACTTGGCGAGGCTCTGTCTGCACAGCGCAGCAAGGGTGAGTACAAGACTATCCTTCAGCAGATTGTTGATGGTGGCGTTAAGGCAGCTAGAATTCCTACTGATCGTGGAGCATTTGAGGGACGTAAGGCATCTACGGTTAAGACGGGATTTGAGAATGCTCGCAAGGCTGATGACGCACCCGAGGAATTCAAGCAGATCAAGATTTCCTCAAAGAAGGGTACTGTCTACGTCGTCAATCACAACGTAGCATCGTAAGTAAGTAATGGAGCGGGATAGTAGAAACGTGAGTAACTCTAAGGATGCCTCACGAAACTGCTATCCCCTCCTTACTAAACGTCATATGATGAGTACACCCTCAAATACTATGACGTTTAGTAAGGAGAATCCAATGTATAATCAATGGAATAACAAATACCATATGCCATTGGAGTTTACTGCTAACTTCCTAAGTGAGCAGGACTTCATTGACCATATGTTCATTTGGCTGATTTATTCCAATTTCGGGATTCTTCTAACAGTACAAGAATTGCAAGTAACTGCTTGACGTAACTGCGATTTTATGCTAGGGTGTAGCCATACAGTTGCTACCCCCAAGTAGTTACTGTAAGTGTGGGAAGTGAACAAGTGTGTGTCTTTTGCGGGGTACGGACTTAAGTAGCTTCCCACACTCTCGTACTTTGATAATCTTAGCGGGTTCTCTAAGTTTGACGCCCGACTATGAAATATCGGGGTATCCCCGAGGCGTCTAAAAACGTGGGGTTAGTTAGTTGCCTACTAAGTAGGCAGGTTTGATCCCCCAATCATTCCTCCCCTGCTGGCTAACCCCACAAAAATGTAACTTCTATGAAAGGGAGAGGGATGCATGATCCGTCTAACGTTCGTGCTAGTGATTGTGTCACTGATCTTCGCAGTTTCAGTGAGCGCACAGCCGATGCCAGGGCCGACAGCTTACGGAGCGCATCCAGCAATTATCAAGATGCATCCGATTCGGGAGTACCATGTAACATCGTACCTGGATTTGCGGAAGTAATTGACGTAGTTGCTAAAGCACGAATCTATCGAGAGACTTACGCTTAGGCGTAATGTATAGAGAGCGCAAGCACCATGATACTCCACTAGTCTACGGGCTAGCATAGTAAAAATTCATGGGCTGACAACTATAAAGGCCCATACATATAAGTATGGGGACAGCGGAGTTAAACAACAAACAGGCGCTCAGGCTTCGCTGGTAATAGTTGTATAGTAGGAGGCTAACTTCTGAAAGGACTTGCTGCGACAATTATCGTACTGTTGGTGTTCTTTCTAGACCCACAGGTTACGATAGGAAAACAGCCAGTACCGCAGAAGCATCCTAAGACTCACAAAGAACCAAAACATAAAGAACATTGTGAGCAAGCAAGGCCATATGTTATTGAGAAACGTTTGGCAACATGGTCTTGGCAAGACAAGCTACTTGTCGCCAGAACAAAAACCGCATATGCCGAACGACAGATCAATAGTTGTGGCTATCTCAGGTGGCAAGGACATTTATGGGCAGGAAGGGCCAACCGTTATTATGAGAAGTATGTTGAACTCAAACAGCCTGATAAAGCAATCTGCTATATTTTCGGTGCATATTGTTCGCAAGCATTGGCTGTTGCTAGTTGCGAATCTCATCTTAGCGTGTATGCTCAAAATGGTCAGTATCTAGGTCTGTTCCAGATGGGTAGTTCGGAACGTAGAATTTATGGACACGGAGATACGCCACTTGAACAATCAGTAGCAGCGCATAAATACTTCGTAGACTCAGGGAGAGATTGGAGTCCCTGGTCATGCCAACCATAAATTGTGGAAGGGAGGTAATAATGCGTTGGGAGAGTGAACCGTCAGAGCCTTCGGAGCCTACACCTGATGATGGTGGAGATGGTGACGATACAGGAACAGAAGAGTAATTAGTCTAAAAGTCGCTTTCCAAGCGAGGGCCGGATAGGGTGCCTTAAGCAAGCACAATCTATGTAACGCTTACGCATAGAGTAGGTTCGATTCCTACGTCCGGCATTACATCGGGATACGTTAGTTACTGTTCATTCGTAGGTATACATGCGGTGTTCTAGGAGTATCCCGACCATTTGAGTGCCTGCTTAGATTATGAGTACGATACCGAAGGTATATGCCCTAGTTGTGGCAACCTTGACACTCTTTTAGACGAGAGTGGATTTTGTGCTACTTGCACAGGTGAACATAACTTTAACAATGGCCTTTGCATTGATTGCGGAGAACCTGTACCACAGAATCATCAACGCAATCTTTGTTGGGACTGTAAGGAAGAACGATGGTTAAAAAAGTACGGCGATGTTGTAGAATACTTAATGATACGTGGGCTAAGTTTCAACAAAGCAAAAGAAATGGTAGCCGACGTAGTACGGCCAGTGTGTGTAGTGTGTGGAGGGCCAATAAAAGGTGGAACTCCTGGTGAATCACTGTTCTGTTCAGCTACCTTGAAGTGTAAGAAAGTTCGCAACAAATACCGTAGACTAGTCGCGGGAGGAATGAACCCGCAGGTGGCAATACACAAATCAATGCTATAACCGGGGGTAGCTATGGCTGATGAAATTACTGCCTTTAGAGGGGAGTATCAATTCCTCTCTAATTTCGCATACTCACCTTTCCATGCTCCGTTTTATTTACGGAGTAGTGGATTGTATTATTTCAAGACCGTTGAGCATTTCTTTCAAGCATCGAAAGCACAAAAGTTTGAGGATGCCAACAAGATTAGGCTAGCATCATCTGCGCGAACAGCAAAGACTTTGGGTAGAGGTATTGAGTTGATCGACAGTTGGGATTCGCATAGAATTCCTGCTATGCTTGCAGGTCTACGAGCAAAGTTTACACAGAACAATTCGTTGCTAGAGAAACTGCTAGCTACTGGTGATGCAAAACTAGTGGAGGGTAATAATTGGAATGATAGATATTGGGGTATGGTGCAATTGAATGGAGCTAACGGACTTGTATGGGTAGGAGAAAATCATCTAGGTAAACTACTCATGCAAGTAAGAGAGGAGTTGCGATGACAAACACTGAAGTTATGTTTGAGCCACTTGATGTGGTTACAGAATTCTATGAGCCTACTCCTGAACAGGTTAAGGCTATAGATTCTATGTTCAACAACAAAGAGCATCCTGAGTATTCTGCCGACTGGTCAGAAATGGGATGCTACAAAACTACGACAGCTTTGTGGCTGTTGCAAAAACGCGCTGAAGCATCTAAGACCGCCACAGGACTGACACCCGTAACACTTATCATAACGTCCAAGGCTGGTAAAGGTACATACTTCGATGCTCTGCCGAAAGCAAAGATCAATGCAACTGTCTACAATGTAGGTGTAGAGACTTGTCGCCGGCGAATTGGCGAGCTAGAAGTACCGCAGAAGATTACTGAGATTAAGCGTGAAGGTGAGCATATCATCTTCCTTGCTCACTATGAAGTTTTCTCACCTAGAGTAGAGAAGGGTGATGAAGAGAAGAAGGCACGACTCAGTATCAATGCGAAGTATCTCAAGCAGATCAACTGGACTAACATCGTCTGCGATGAAGCACACAAGCTAAAGAATCCTGATACGAAATGGACTCGGCAAATTAAAAGAGTTCGTAGTGCAAACAGGCATCTTATGACTGGTACAGGGTTCGTCAATAGACCGGATGAAATCTGGTCGCTACTGCATTTCTTGAATCCAAAGGAATGGGGTAGTTATTGGGCATTCCGTGAATACTTCTGTGAAGAGTATTACGACGATCAGGCTGGAATGCGTATTGTCCTTGGAATCAAGCCTGAGAAACTTGACGAGTTTATCAAGTTGCAGCAAAGCCTCGGGCCACGATTCTTTATGAACAAGATGCATCCTAATGTGACTAGCCCAATTGAGACAGAGCATACTGTTGATCTAAGTCCTGTCCAGCGTAAGATGTTCGATGAAATCAAGAACGAACTGTATACTCTAGATCAGCAGGGATTCCCGATTACTTCACCGAACGTTCTATCTGCTTTGAATAGGATGAGGCAGATTAGTGTTGCTACACCGAAGGTAACGGGAACGTACTATGATGAGAAGAATGAGCGATTGAAGATCGAGATTGAACTAGAGGAACCATCATCTAAACTCGACAAGGCAATGGAGATAATTGACGAGATTAGATGGGATCAGGAAATCAAGCGACAAGTCGTAGTGTTCAGTAGCTTCAAAGATCCATTGCGTCTGTTGGAGAAGCGATTGGAGAAGGCAGACATTCCATATCTGCATCTTGAAACAAAGCACAACGAGCAAGAGCGATATGAAATGTGGCATGACACGTTCCCGAAGAAGGAACATAAGGTGTTTATGTCAACTCTGCAATTGGGCGGCGAGAGCATTAACTTGTCTGCTGCTCAATATATGATCTTCCTTGATAGAGACTGGTCGCCTAAGAATATGATGCAGGCTGTTGGTCGAATTTATAGGCCAGGTCAGGAAGGCGTACCTGAGATTATCTACATCAATGCGAGAAATAGTATTGACCGTAGAATCAAGGGATTGCTAGATGTAAAGGGTAAGTGGTTCTATCAGGTGTTCGGCGACAAAGACGAAAACGGTAACGGTGATGACTGACCCTGATTCAGAACTAATTGAGAACATTCGTGATGCGATCAATACACTGTATGGAAACACAGATGTTGCATATAGCGGATCAGATGAGGCACATCGCAGTAGTCATCTAATGCTTGATGAACTTGAAGAGCGGCTTAAACGATTACGGAATAAGAACAGAAATATGAAACGACAAAGAACTCGTCTACGTAACTCACTTAAGCGATGGCGACTAAGCTAACGCCGAAGCAGAATTCAAAAGGCACGTTTAAATACATCGACGGAATACTACACAAGTTATGTACTGGCCCCGCACATGAAACGCCTGAATGGTTGCCAGCTACGGAGAAATACTTTCAACATCACAAGTCTGGATACAGAGTAGGTAAACCAGTTGCCAGATGTAGACTATGCCGACACTGGCAATCTATAAAGAACCCTGGTTCTCATCATGGACTTGTAGCGTTGAGTGCAGTTAGACCATTCTATGTCGAAGCCATAAATAGAATCGGTATGGAAGAATTATCTAGACGTGCTAATGTCTCAATGCATCATCTAGACGGAGTGTTCTATTTCAAGGTCAAGCACGTTAGAAAAGAACTAGTCCGTCGCGTGATGTTGCAGCTTATTTCAGCACAACGCAAAGGTGAGAATTCCCTTACTGGACAAGCAAGGATATGGGCGCAACGTAGGAATAACGGAATACGCGGCACCTGTGGTGGTTGTGGCGGTTCGCGCGATAATGTAACAAGTAGCTGCGAAACCTGTTACGACCGTTGGCATAGAAAGTATCGTGATAAGAAAATCACCAAGCGAGAATGGGAAGCGATCAAACTTAAGCATTTCGGTTCTCAACGAAACTTGATTCTTGGAATTCTCCATGAGTGAGCTTGACTTTACCTGGCAGATGTGCTAGGGTCTGTGGGCTACATTCAGTAGCAACCTCAAAAGTCCATTTAGCGACTTTTGGAGAAACGGGGGTAGTGCAGTTATGGCAACTGAAGTTGAAGTCCTGCTTCAGCAACCTAAAGTTCCATCGAAGTGGGATATCATACCGATCCACACTTCCGATATCGCTAACTTTAAGCGGTGTCGTAGATATTGGGATTGGTCATCACCTACTAGAACTAACCTAAGACACCGCGTTGATATCTATGGTATCAACATGCCTCTTTGGTTCGGTACTGGTATTCACTATGCATTGGAAAAGATGTATGATCCGATGCTTAGACGTGATCCTGTTGAAGTATTCAAGACGTGGTATCACTATCAATGGGAAGGTGGAATCGTAGGTGAAGAATGGTTGAATCTTACCTATGACATTCATCCACGTCTTACAAAGATTCAGAATACTAACGAAGGTCAGCAATGGGAGATTGCAGGTCTACGCGATCTTTTGCCTGATCCAGTAGAAGAGGAATTTCAAGAGCATCTTCAATTGGGTATCGGCATGTTGGAATACTATAAAGAGTGGAGTGCGAAGCATGACGATTTTGAAGTCGTCGCTGTTGAGAGTACCTATAGTGTTCCACTAGGTTTTGAATCTATTGATCGAAGAGAAGATTCACCGAACTATGGTAAGAAGCTAGAAGTACATGCGAGAGGCAAGCGTGATAAAATTCTTTGGTATCCAGAGCGTGAGCGTTTCGGTATTAACGACTATAAGACTATCGGACGCTTCGATGAAGATTACTTCTTGAAGTTTGAGAAAGATGAACAAGTCACGAATTATCTGTGGGCAACTAAATCGGAAGCAGAAGTTTATGGATTGCCGTGGTACGCAGGACAAGTCGATAGAGTGGTTATTACTGGTTTGCGGAAGAACTACCCAAAGCCTCCAACACTCACGTCTAAAGGATTTCCGTCAATTGATCGGCAGAAGGAAGGCACCACGGCAGAGCTATTCATGCAATGCATTAAGGACAACGGATTGGAACTAATGTACGAAGATGATGAAAAGGCACAGGCGTACTACAATTATCTAGTAGCCCATGCTGATGATAACTTCGTCATTCGTCATACTGAACTTCGTAATGAATATGAGATTGAAGCAGCAGGAAAGCATCTTCGCATGATCGCCGCTGAAATGCTGGATGAGAATTTGAAGGTGTATCCTAATCCTACTGGTTCTAGCAGTTGCCTTAAGTGCGCGTTTCGTGTACCTTGTATCGCTGCTGATGATGGTTCAGATTGGCAGGGTATCCTTGAAGATGCATACGAAGTGAATAGGGATAGATGATGCTGATTGATATTCGCAAATTAGAGTTACATCACCAACGATGCGATTGGCGTGATGAGAGATATGGGTACTGTAATACTATCGCAAAGTACCTTGTTGCAGGTATAGCATGTTGCGGTATTCATATGAGTCAGGCTGTTAAGAAAGAGTTGGAAGAAGATGATGGCAGCTAAAAGTCAGATATTTATTTCTGAGGTTGAGAATCTTAGGAATCGCAGAAAGAGTCTTGTTGAAAGTTTAGTTAGTGCGAAGAAAGATCACGAAGAGAAAGAACGTAAGTCACAGGCTGCTAATCGAGTATCTATGAATTCGTATTATCAAGTGAAAGAGATAGAACAGGCAATTGAAAAGATCGACGAAGCAATTGCTTCTCTCGATTCAGTTGAAAAGGATCGTTGGTAATGGCTATAATTTACAGATGCGATGGTTGTGACAAAGAGTTTAAGGAAATGCGAAACAATCTAGTTACAGTCAGCGTGGAATACAACACTCACGATATGACTAGCAGCCGGGATGAATCCAAGTATTATTCAAGAAGCCATCATTTCTGTCTTAGCTGCGTTGGTACATTTAATCGTGGACTAGATAATTTGCTTACAACGCGAGTAGAAGCAGCATGAGTTGGCAATGGGTAACTGTGCTAGCGATTGTTGTGCTAGCTTGGACTGTGCATAGAGTTACAGCTATGTGGCAGACGGTAGCATACTACAGATACAGTTCGGATGAAGTGAAGCAACAGGTATGGCTAGAGTTTCAAAAGACTATGATTAAAGATGACTGATAGAGAATTCGCATACGCATTTATTGGCTTTCTAATTGGAATTGCAACTATGATCCTTACGGGACTGTAATGGCTCTTAAATTTACAGATGGATTCGAGCATTATGAAGCTGGCCTTGTTGAATGGTCATCGTTTGAACCTACCGACATTAACTATGGGCCACCATCTGTTACATGTAAGTGTGGAAAATCTAAAGTTATAGTTGAAGGTGAAGTTTTGCTGTTCGGAATTAGCTTTAGATGTTGTGGTTCAGGAATTGGAGTTATTCCTGATAGATGGGAAGGGCCAGATGGATCAGCTCTTTGAGATTGTAGAAGATATCACTGAGATTGAACCTGCACAATACAGTAGACAAAAGAAGGTAAAGAATGTTCCTCAGTACATTGGTTATGATGAACCTATCGACCTTCGTGACTGTAACCATTGTGGTTCTTGCGCTGATCCAGATACCTGTGTATGGGGCGTTGTATGTCCTGAATGCAATGCTGGAAAATCGCAACTCTGCCGCGTACCGGGAACAAATGGAAGATTTACAGGACTACATGAAGAACGATGGCGACTCGCAAAAGGAAGAGAATTCGCTTGGCGCTGATGACTTCATCTTTTACAAGTTCAACCCTAATTGATGCACCTAGACAACTTAGCAAGTGTCTATTGTGTGGCAGTTGGAGAGATCGTATGGAAATCATCATTAACTTTGAACTATGCGATGATTGCTTTGAAATGAATTGTCCATGCAATGAGAATCGACCTAGCTCTTGTCCTTTACATAGATATCCAGATGTAGTTCTAACCTTCGGTAATAGGAAGGGGGTGAATAATGGCGACAGCGACAACTACTACACTTAGGGAGAAGTTGGGTGCAAAGCCTCCGGCTGAGTCAATTCAATGGCTCAACGGAATGATCTTTGGCGAGTACGGAGTAGGAAAAACTGATCTACTTGGTACTGCACAAGATCACGAAGTAACTGGCCCTCTTCTTATCTTCGATATTGATGGTGGTGTTCAGACTCTTAAACATCGTCCTGATATCGAAGTAGTACAGATTCGTTCTTATGATGAAATGATCGAGAAGATAATGATTCTGTATGATGGGATCGACAGCAATGGTAAACTACCATATGGGACGATTGGTGTCGATACTTTCTCAGAGTTTGCAAGTCTCGATCTAGCTGCAATCATGCGAGAACGAGCAGACGGTAATCCACGTCTTGATGAAGATGTAGCAGATCAGTATGGGTACAATAAAAGCGGTGCCCATCTTCGTAGAGTAGTGAGAATGTTGCGCGATCTACCATGCAACGTAATTCTAACGTCCCATGTAGCAGACGTGCAAGACTCGCTAGGAAAGATTCAATACTTTCCAATGCTGGCGGGTAAACTAAGAAAACAGATTCCTGGTTTCTTAGACTTCGTTGGTTACATGAAAGCGGAGGTAGATGGTGACGAGGTAGTTAGAAGTATTCAGTTCGTTAAGACAGATCGGGTAGCAGCAAAGCAACGCAGTTGTGGATTCGATGATATCGAGTTGAATCCGACAATTCCTACTCTATGGGCAAAACGTCAATCAGCACCACAAGTTAAGGAGAATGGGAAGAAATGAGCGAAATGACTGACTTCGAGGGAATCGTTGATCTTACCGATTACGATGAGAGTGTAGGTAAGGGAGATTACGAGGCTGCACCATCTGGTTCATATCAGTGTTCCGTCGATGATGCAGATTGGGTTTATACGCAGAACGAAGGTAAGATGCCGATTGGTACTCCTGGCCTCAATGTTCGTTTTCGTGTAAGTCTGGACGAACCTGAGCGTCGTGGAATCAAGGTAGCTAACAAGTGTTTCTTCAACACGTATTGGATTCCTCCGAAGGATTACGATTCGGAGAAAGCTAAGAAACTTCGTGGCGCACTCGTTAACTTCCTTAAGGCTGCTGGTGTCGATGAGAAGAAGCTCTCTTCTCCGAAGTTCAATCTCAATGATGAGAAGGATGAAATCATCGGCAACGAGCTTACCGTCGTTGTAGGTAAGAAGTACAACGATGTTACAGAACAGGATGATAACCCCGTTATGGGTGTTAAGTCTGCTGGTGCAAGTAGCCGTACTAAGGCTGGCGCAGGAACAGTTCTGTAACTTCGCAAGGTTAGCAGCAAGGGGACTTAGGCTGAAGGAATGATCCCTTTCACATATGGAGAGTTGGCTGTTCTCCATACTTGCTGCTAACAGAGTTAGGGGTAGATTACTAGATAACCCCTCGTCCGGTAACTACCCCTAACAATCTGGGACATAGCATAAAGCTATGGGACTGATCCGTTTGGGCAGTACGGATTCCAGAAAACTGCCCTATGGCGCTGTAGTGTAAGTGGAAACACAGCCTGCGTTACGTCAGGAAGTTCGGAGTTCGATTCTCCGCAGCGCCCTTATGATTGAAGAAGCTATCAAGATTGCAAAGCGTAGCCGATCTGGTAAGTATCAGATGGGTTGTGTTATTGCGCGTGATGGCATAATCCTAAGCAACGGATGGGCACATATTCCTGTTCAAAGGAATTGGAAACTTTATTCCATGCACGCAGAAATGCACGCCCTTGTAAGAGGTAGGCGATCTACACTTGAAGGTGCAACTGCGTTTATTGCTGCTGTTTCTAAGAAGAGTGGAATGTATACTATTGCTCGGCCTTGTTATGATTGCGTGATTGCTCTTAGGGCAGCAGGTATTATGGAAGTTGCGTATACCACTGATGTATGGAATGATCTAGGAGATATCTTTGTGAATTGGGAAAGTCTGGAAGGTAGGCTAAAGGACTTCAAAGTGTATAACCGCAGACCCAAAGTGACATATTACAGTGACTAGCATAGGTAGTGAAATGACTCTGCGCCTAGAGTTCTTTGACTACCTCTTCTCTAGTGACGTAGGCTTTGTATGCATTGCCACACAAAGGCCAGGTAAGAAAGATACGTTCAATGAGCATTACTTCAAGTGGCCTACTGAAAAGGCCAAGATGCTTGAGTTCATTGACAAGGCTCGTGAGGGTCACAACGTCTGGTTCTGCATCAACGTACTATCTATACCCAAGAGGCTTAAGCAGAATGCGATACCACAAAATTTGGTATGGGCTGATCTAGATACATGCACACCTGATAAGTTGCATGTTCCTCCGCAATGCGTGATTGAATCATCGCCCGGCAGATTTCAAGCTGTGTGGCGTCTTGAAAAGAAGATTGATCCCGCACAAGCGGAAGATTACAGCAGACGTATAGCTTACAAGTATGCTGAATTGGGAGTTGACAAATCAGGATGGGATAACACACAACTACTGCGTGTCCCAGGTACGCTTAATTACAAGTACGATGGTTTGCAATCTCTCCCTGAAGTAAAACTGATTACATCGTTTGCTGCTCTG